AAAAAGGTTTTCTTGTAAACTTTCAACATTTAAACAAAGCATTTCTTTTTTAATATACTTTTGTTTAAATAATTAAACAAAAATGGCTATACAAGCAAAGGGTAGATTGTTTTTTGATATAGAAACAAGTCCCAACATTGGTTTCTTTTGGCAGTCGGGTTACAAACTGCAAGTTCCATATACAAACATTATTAAAGAACGTGCTATTATTTGCATCTGCTACAAGTGGGAAAATGATAAAAAGGTTTATTCGTTAAATTGGGATAAAGACCAATGCGATAAACAAATGCTAATTGATTTTATCAAGATAGCAAATGAAGCCGATGAACTCGTTGGGCATAATGGCGATAAGTTTGACTTAACGTGGATACGCACAAGAGCATTATTTCATCGCTTACCTATGTTTCCTCAATACACTACGATTGATACGCTTAAACAGGCTCGTAGCACGTTTAGATTTAATTCTAATAAGTTAGATTACATTGCAAATTTCTTGGGAATAGGCAGTAAGCTGGAAACCGGGTTTGGTTTATGGCGTGATATTGTTTTGCATAACGATAAGAAGGCATTGGCATCAATGATTAAGTATTGCAAGAATGATGTTGTGATACTTGAAAAAGTATTTAATCATTTATCAAGTTACGTTCCACACAAAACACATCGTGGCGTTGCATTATATGACGATAGAAATTCTTGCCCACATTGTGGTAGTAAGCATATCAATATGAATAAGCATCGCACAACTGCAAGTGGAATTGGTAAAGTGCAATATGTTTGCGTTCCTTGTGGTAAGTACCATACAGTTTCTAAACAACAATCTAATAGAATTTTAATTGAACGATATAAGGATGAGAATATTGGAAGCATTAGCTAATGAGATTTCAAGGCAAAAAAAGATTGATGCCTTAATGAATATGAAACGACAAAAGGAATACGAGTTAAAAGAAATTAGAAAGGCTTTAAGATTAGTAATTCAAAAACGATGAGCATAGAAGATAGCTTTAAGTATTTTTACAATTATATACAAGACGAGGCTTATCAAAAGCATTTAGAAGAAAAATATCCTAAAATGACAATAACACACGATACAATGGAGTGGTGGCAAAAGGCATCTGCATCAAATACATTAGAAGATAATTCATTTAAAAAAAACGTGATAGATACCAAACGTATTTTTGAAAGTGGTAGCCAACGTGATGACGATACCGATAAACCATTGGTAAATCATTTGATACGGAAAGAACAACTGGCAAAAAGGTCAGCCAACCGAAGCAGCACTTGAAAGTATGCACAGGCATTTAGCCAAATACGAGTTAGGAGATAGAAGTGAAGACCATTTGTCTGCAATCGTATTCAACGTGCAGTTGATTATGAAAAACGAAGAAGAAGCTGGAATTAAAATAGACGAATACTATAAATAAAAAAAAATGATTTATTCAAGAGATGCACTAAAAAAGTATGGGCAACCATCGGAAAAAAATAACTATATGACATTGTGGGATGTTCCAACACATTTAGAGATTGGTGTGATACCTAAAAGAATATATTGCAACAAAGATATGGTCAAACCTTTAGAACAAGCGTTTACCAATTTAATAAAAACCGGGTACGTTAAAGAATTAAAAACTTGGGATGGTTGCTTTAACATTCGCAAGATGCGTGGCTTAACAAGTATGAGTTTGCATTCGTGGGGCATTGCAGTTGATTTAAACGCATTTAGCAATGGACTTGGTAAAGAGCCAACATTATCAGCTGGTTTTGTTAAATGCTTTACTGATGCAGGATTTGACTGGGGTGGAGTATGGAAACGCAAAGACGGAATGCACTTTCAGTTAGCGAAATTGTAAATTTATATTTATAAGTATGAAAGCACTTAAAAAAGCATTAGCATTGCTAAAAGAAAATTGGCGAACTACACTCGTAGGAGTGTTCTTTGCAGTATTTGGTGTGGCATACTTCTTCAAGTTGATAGATGCACAAGGTTTAACAATGGTTTGGGGCGCATTAGGTGGCGTAGGCTTTACAATTTCAAAAGATGCGTAGATTTACATACATTTTTATTTTGAGTGCCTTATATGGCTTTATTTTAAGTGGTTGTTATACTCGTAAAATAAAAGAACGTGAGTACGTTACTATTCGTGATACCGTTATTACACCACCAATAGTAAAGCTGGATACATTAACCCAATGGAATGATAGGTTTATTTACTTAAAAGATAGCACCAACCAAATGTCGGTAGTTATTGAACGAGTTAAAAACAATTATATCCGGGTAAAAGCAGATTGCATACCTAAAAAGATTATAGTACCCATTACAAAAACCGTTATCAAAAGCAAACAAGTAATTGTTGAAAGTTTCTTTTGGAAGTGTGTTTCATTAGTCCTACTTTTGGTCATTGGTGTTTATGTGATTTACGCCAAACTCCTGCCAAGAGGAGTATAGTAAGTTAGTTTTTTGTTTAGGTTTGGGGGTAGTCGTTAGTTCGGCTACCCTTTTTTGTTGCATTTTTTCTCGTTGATTATCAAGCACTTACATCACTTTAAAAAAAATAATTACGATTTTCCTTGCAAGTAATATTCCTAAAACACGATATTCGTTTTATAATCAAAAACAAAAAACCATGATACAATTTAATTTTGAAGTATTAAAGGAAACAGAAAAAGCAATTTTTGCAAAAGTACCTTATTTTGAAGCTACACACGAAGGACAGAAAAAGCACAAGCAATTATACTATGAGTGCTGGATACCTAAATTTGCAATCGAAAAAGGTATTGCAAAAGATTTTGTTATTGGAAAAAGAAATGAGATTAGATTATCTAATCCATATCAAAGAATGTCTGCAATTCCTAATAGTTGGAAAACATTGGGAGAATATGCACCAGTTAAAATAGAAGAAAAAGTAGAGCAATTAGATTACGATAAAGTAAAGCAAATGATTATTTTTTATGAACAAAAATATGGTTCTTGTTTAAGCACATTGGTAAATTCTGAAGAGGGAAAAAATGGATATGTTACCGATGAAGACCAAAAAATAATTAATAGTTTAATGTTTCCTAAACAAGGAAAAAATGGTATTCCAACTAAAATCATTACAATTTATAAATAACCCAATCGGGTGGTGTAATAGCCACCCTTTATTTTAAACCCATGAAACTAATAAAAGACAACTCGCTTACTCCGATAGAATTAGCAAGGTTAAAGTATCGGAAACTTTACGAACAACAACAAATATTCAAAGCAGAACGCAAAGAAAATTTGGAATTATCAACAAAAAACCTTATATTTAATTTCTTAAAACTAATAAACTAATGGCGCAAAAAGTCCTGCTTGTTGCAAATCCACAAGGTGTAGATGCAATCACAATCGGAAAGGAAGGAACGATTATAAAAAAATTCTTCGACAAAGCATTAATCCAATTTACTAACGAGTTTGGGGAATTAGAAGAATGGTATTTCTCAAACAATGAATTTCAAAACCTATAATGAAAAACCTAATCGAAAAGCTGGTCTTAATTCAAAGTGAATTAAAAGCACCTAAAGGACAAACAAACAAATTTGGTGGTTATAAGTATCGTTCTTGTGAAGATATTTTAGAAGCATTAAAACCACACCTAAAAGAGCAAGGTCTATTTTTATCTATTACCGATGAATTGGTAGCACAAGGGAATAGATACTACATTAAAGCAAGTGCAATCATTACCGATGGTGTAGACCGATGGTCGGTAGATGGTTGGGCAAGAGAAGAAGAAGTTAAGAAGGGAATGGATAGTTCACAAATAACCGGTGCTTCTTCATCGTATGCTCGTAAGTATGCCTTGAATGGTTTGTTCGGAATTGACGATACAAAAGATAGCGATGCTACAAACGATGGCGACATTCCACAAATGCCAATAGTTAATTTACAAACTGCAATTTATGATATTGGTTTGGCTAAAAGTTTAGACGGATTGAAAACAATTTGGGCAAAATATCCACAATTCCAAAAGCAACAAGAGTTTATTGATGCAAAGGATAAAAAGAAAGGAGAACTAAATGGATAATCAATTATTGACATTCGAGGGGTTGCAAGTGCAATCTCTCGATAAAGCCACTATAAGTAACCAAAGTCAGTTGGTTAAGGCAAACATACTCGATGGTAATTTAGATGCGTTAGAAGTCCTTATTTCAGCCAAGAAGATGCAAGAACTTGGTAAGCAGTTGGAGGAGATTAGTAGACCAATAGCAGAGGATAGATTGGTTCTTGGTCGTGGAGAAGTTTATAAATTCCAATCAGTAGAGGTAATTGAAAAAACAATAGGTTCACGAACTGATTATTCAACTTGTAACGACCCGGAATGGGATAGTTTACAACAAGCATTGTGCGATATTAAAGATGCTATTAAAAAACGTGAAGCATTTTTAAGTGCAATAACATCTCCAACTACAATCGTTACTAACGATGGGGAAATCATTACAATTAATCCACCAATCAAGTCGGGTCGGCTTGGTTTATCTTTAACAATTAAATAACTATATTTGTGAATTAAATTTTAAACAATGTCAGAAGAAAAAAAAGAAAGCTGGGGCGCTTGGAAAAAGCAAACTCCAAAAGGCGAAGTAATTAATTTTACTTTGGAAGGGAAACGCTACTCAATGTGGGCGAACTCCTACAAGAATGAAGACAAACAACCGGACTACAAAATCTATGTCAATGATTATGTAGCACCATTAACAAACGATGATTTAAAACCGAAGGCAACGGACTTGCCATTTTAATTATGACACACGAAGAAGCAGTACAAGTTTTGGTTAATGCAGTAGCAGTAGCGCAAAACAAAGGAGCATTTACTTTAGGAGATGCAAAAGTAGTAATTGATGCACTACAAATTGTAAAACCCGAACTATTTGTTCAACAAGCAGAGGAAGTAACCGAGTAATTAATCCGGGTGGTGTAAAAGCCACCCTTTTTTTAAACCATTATGCAAGAAGAAACAAAAGATTTGTGCTATTGGGCAGCACAATTATATCACACCGATAGAGTCCCTTCAGATATTATTTACGATAGAATATTAAATAGCAAATCAAGGCTAAAAGAAGTCGCACAAGCGAAGCAATTAGTTGGGTATATGTTATATAACCATTTAGGTTTTACGCTTCAACAGGTAGCTTATGAATTGAATTTAACTAATCATTCAACCATTATCTATTGGCTGGATAAAATACAAGTTCAACTTCGTACTAATAGGCGTATGCAATACCGTTATGATTATATGAAAGACGTATTGCGTGGTGAACAAAAACCAATCATTCGACAAGCATCAAGTGTATCAAACAAAAACGAATTAAGCGAAGCTGATATGCAGTTTATGAAATTAAATTTTAATAATGGGTATAGTGTTTCGTATTATTCCGATGTATTGCGCAAGAATAGACAACCTGTTAAATCATACTTACGATTTTTATTAAAAGAAATTAGTATATTTAGCGCCCCGAAAGTAGATAGGTTTCGTACATCCGGGATTAAATCACAATCAATAGATTATTAAAATGAAAAAAACTTACTACTTCCAACACGATTTTGAGGCGATTAGTGACCCTAAAATTCAGTACATCTTGGCAAAGTTTGGTGGCATTGGCTACGGTCTTTGGTGGCGTATTGTAGAAATGTTGCACCAAGAAGAAGACAATAGGTTAAACCATAAGGAATATCTTTACTTTGCATTGGCAAATCAATTACAATGCGAACAAGGTTTAGTTAAATCTTTTATTCAATCTTGCATTGAAGATGTTGAACTTCTTGATAGCGATGGCGAATACTTTTGGAGTGAACGAGTGCTAAAGAATGTAGGCAAAATGCAAGAGTTAAAAGAAAAGCGTTCAAGTGCTGGTAAAAAGAGTGCTGAAAAGCGTACTGATAATCAGCAAGTTGCAACAAGTGTTGAACAAATGCTAACAAGTGTTGAACAAATGCCAACAAAAGAAAACAAAAGAAAAGAAAATAAACTATATAGTAAGCCAAGTTTGAGTGAGGTTATTGATTTCTTTAATCAAAATGGTTATCAAGATGCCGGTGCTATAAAAGCATATACCTATTACGATGAAGGAAGCTGGACTGATAGCAATGGCAATAAGGTTAAGAATTGGAAACAAAAGATGCGTGGTATTTGGTTTCGTGATGAATATAAAATTAATAAACCGACAGTAGCTAACTTCTCTTTACCTATAAACTAATGAAAAAGGAAATAGCAAAAGAACTTCAAGCGTTTGCAAAAGTAGTTGAGGAACGCTTTAGTAAACCAAATAGAGAAATGAATTTTAATAATGAGGAATTTAAGATTGAAAAGATAATACCATCAAGCGACCATAGTGCTTCGGTAGTATTTAAGAAAACTTCTGGTAAGTTAGGAGTTGCATTTTTTTACTATCAACCAAATGGGGTTGGCAAAGGTTGGAAATATTTTTTTCCTACCGATAGTCACATTACTGGTATGAGAGCATTTGAATATCACAAACTAAATGCTGAAGAATTTAACTTTGATAAAAATTTTATTTAAGTTTGCATAAACTAAAAACAAAATGATAAAAAAACTAACTGATTTTGAGAATGAAATTTTGGACTTTCATAAACAAGGTATTCAAAAAGGCGATTATTGTGGATTTGATACTCTTGATGAATACTACACACGCAAGAGTGGGTCAATGACTTTTATACTTGCTTCGCCACATTCCGGTAAAACTGAATTTAACTTGGAACTATTGTTAAACCTTTCTTTGCTTTACAATCAAAGGCACATTCTTTTTACACCGGAAACAGGCGACTATAAAGATATTGCTAAAGAACTTGTTTCAAAGTATTGCAAGAAGCAATTTTTTGCAAGTGATTTTGAGCATTGCACCGAAGCAGAGATTTACAATGCTATAAACTTCCTATCTGATAAATTCTTTATTGTAGATAACGATGAAAATAGCTTTACATTTGATGACATTATAAATCAAACAAAGCAGTTTGAACTTGATAACAAGGTTAAGATAGATAATATACTATTTGACCCATATAATGAGATTAAGCATGATATGAAAGATTATGCAGGTAGACAAGATTTATATATTGAAGATGCCATTGGTAAGTTAAGGAGATATGCAAAGAAAGAGAATAAGCACATATTTATTTGTATGCACCCACAAGACCAAGCACCGATAACGGAGAATGGCATTACATTCTATCCACCACCACATCCAAGACAATCAGCTGGAGGGCAATCATTCTTCCGTAAAGCAATGGCATTTATAATTCTTTGGCGACCACCACAAGGATTTATTGATAACGAAACGCAACAACCATACGAAGGTAATGAAACACATATACACATTGCAAAGGCAAAGCCAAAAGGTAGTGCCAAGATTGGTAGATGTAAACTATACTTTGATTGGAAGAAGAATAGATTTTATGAACGCAAGGATGATGGCATTTACTTTGGTTTAGAAGCAAAGGCAAAGAGAGAACGAAACGTAGAAGCTGGAAACTTGGAATTATCGGCACTAAAAAATACATTTGGTAAAGAATTTAACGAAGCACCATTTTAATATGAACAATCATAAGAACCATTTAAACAATCTACAAAAACAACTTGAAGGATTAAGATATTTTCAAGAAGAACGATTGCGTTTATTAATGCTTGGTATTGACTTGCAAATTATTAATCGTGATTTAGAAGATTTAACTGGGTTTGATGAAACCATTGATAAGGCATCTGCACTAACTACAAAAGCAAAGGAATTACACGATACTATGTTTGCACGTTATGAAGCAGCGACCATACAACTTGAAATTGTAAAAAATGATGCAATGGTTTTATGCGAATACACAAGAGATTTAGAAAAGCAACTTGAAGCGCATAAAGAATTGTAATGAAGAACGCTGAAGACATAGTGCAACTTTCAGTTGTAAACTACTTACGTTTAAAATATCCAAAGGTAAGGTTCTTGGCTAACTACCTTTCCGGTGCAAGATTACCGATGTATTTAGCTAAAAAAGCGAAAGCACTTGGTCAAGCTGGTCAAGGCACACCCGATTTGTTTATCTTTTTCAACAATGGTAAATACACTTCATTAGCAATAGAACTCAAGGCAAATGGTAAAACACCCTTTAAAAAAGATGGAGTGTTGAAAACCGATGACCATTTGAATAAACAGAATGACTATATATGCTATCTAAATACTATTGGCTTTTATGCTACGTTCTGCGTTGGCATTGACGAAGCGATAAGTACAATAGATAGATATATGGCAAATGAACTCGAATAAATTAATAGCCGAGTATTACGAGAACAAAGAATTAGTTACTTTCTTTAAGAATATAGCTAATGAATGGTGGGAAGAACTACGCCAAGATGTGTTTTTAACTGTATGCGAATACGACAAAGACAAGATTTTGGAAATGCAATCTAAAAAATACCTTAAATTCTTCATCATTCGTATTGCTTTAAACCAATTCAGAAGCAAAACATCTAAATTTTATTACCAAAACTTCAAGAATAATAACGTAGGCATTGCATTAACCGATGATGAGATGGTTGAAAATGCAGATGCAATACTATATTCCAATCTTATTTACGATACTCAAGGCGAAACTGCTTACGATATTGTAGAAGCAAAGATAGTTTCAGCAGAAAAATCAATAGATAAACTCCGGTACTTTGAATGTGAAGTGCTAAAATTATATTTAAGATTAGGTACTTACAAAAAAGTTTCTGAAGATACAGGTATTCCTATTCGCACAATAGCCAACGGAGTTAAAAACGCAATTAAAAACGTACAATTAAATATCAAAGAAAATGAATGAGTTATTTTTAGTTATCGGTAGTGCCTGTGTAGGCTTCTCTTTTGCAGAAGTATCAATGTTACCACAAGCATTTTCAAAATGGTTACACGAGAAATATAACATTGGCAAAGATGTAAAAGGTTATCAATACATTAAAGTACCGTACCGGTTAAAGCCATTTGATTGTGGCTATTGCCTATCATTTTGGGTAGGTCTATTATCGTCTTATAGTTTTAATTACAATTTGATAGTTTCAATAATGGTTGGCTTCGCTGCTTCTATCGTTGCTATCTTATTTAAAAAATGGTTATAATGGAATATTTACAAAAAGCAATTTTAGAAAAATACAAAGAGCATTGGTACACTTTGCGTGATGCTGGGTTTATTAAAAACCTAAATAAAGAAAGTGTTACCGAACTTGAAAGCGCATATAAGAAACTTATCGACCCTAACTTCTTTGTAAACAAATGGTGTATGTCTTGCGTGGCTGAAATGTTGCGTATCTTATATATCGTTACCAAGTTTGATGAGAAAGATATAGTTGTAGAAACTGTTGTACAAGAAGAAGTAAAACAAGAAGAACCGATAGTTAAAGAAGAACCTAAACCACAACCTAAAAAGCGTGGTCGTAAACCTAAAAAATAATGCCTGTATTCAAATGTTCTAATGGCAAGTGGCGAGTAGGTAACTCGGATTGCATATACGATACTAAAACAAAAGCCGAAGAAGTGTGGAGAGCATTACTTGCAAAAGGAATTTATGCTGCTTCAATAGTTTCTTTTGACTTTGACGATACACTTACACGACCTAAATACCAAGACATTGCAAAACGATTAATTGAAGCTGGTATAGAAGTTTATATTGTAACACGAAGACAAGAAAGTGCAAATGAAGAAGTGTTTAAATTGGCTGGAGAACTTGGAATACTACGAAGCAACATACATTTTACTAATGGTAAGATGAAATGGGAATACCTAAAGCGTTCTAATATCCAAGAACATTACGATAATAACAAAGACGAGATAGATTTAATCAATAGCAATACCGAAGTAAAAGGTATATGGGCGCAATAAACATTAACGCACTTCAAGAAATACAAGCACTTATAGAAGTTCTGCGAGAATTAGAAGATATTGATATGCTTGGGAATGGCATAGGCATTAAGATTAAGATATTAAATAGAATAGATAGTTTACTTGACACGCTATAATGGATATTACATTAATCAAACCAAACCCAACTAACCCAAGAGTAATACGAGATGCTAAATTTAAGCAACTTGTAAGGTCTATTCAAGAGTTTCCCGAAATGCTTGAGTTAAGACCTATCGTAGTAAACGAAGATATGATTACTCTTGGTGGCAATATGCGACTTCGTGCTTGTATTGAAGCTGGTCTTACCGATGTTCCGGTAGTTATTGCAAAAGGATTAACTGAAGAACAGCAACAAGAGTTTATAATAAAAGATAACGTAGGATTTGGTGAATGGGATTGGGATGACTTGGCTAATAATTGGGACGAAGCAAACCTAAAACTATGGGGACTTGATTTCCCGATGTTTAACGAAGCCGAAATATCAGATGAACAAGATACCCAACTATTCATAAAGGTTTCAATAGAGGCAACCAATGATACGTTTATTGAGATGAATGAGAAATTGCAGAACCTTTGTGATGAGTATAATGTAATTATGAAAGTAAAATAATGTATATATATTTAATAGAAAATATAGAAAATAATATGTGGTATATAGGTAAAAGAATGAAGCCTATAAATTCTACTGATTATGAAAAATATTATGGCTCTGGTGTTAGAATAATAAAAGCTATAAAAAAATATGGGAAAAATAAATTTAGAAAAAGTGTTTTAGAGATATGTGATAATAAAGAACATTTAGCTGATAGAGAAATATATTGGATAAAAAAATTCATTTTAGAAAACAAAAATGAAACATATAACGTTTTGTTAGAGAGGAATTATATTGGAAGACAGTGTGGATTTAAACAATCAAGCGAACACATATCAAATAGAGTAAAATCTATAATTAAATCTGGAGGATATATATGGACAGATGAAAGGAGAGAAAAATTTTCACAATATAGAAAAACTGTTCAAATATGGAACAAGGGTATAAAATGCAATAGTATATCTAAATCTAAAATGGGTTGTAAAAATCCAATGGCTAAAAAAGTTATAGATTTATCAAATGGTAAAAAATTTGAAACACTTAAAGATGCATCTAAATTTTATAACATAAAATATGCTACATTGTATCAATATTTAATAGGTACAAGAAAAAATAAAACAACTCTTTCTTTTATATGAAACAATATACAAAATTATATCTTAAATTCTTTGGGTTTGACGAAAGCGACTTTATACCCTGCGAGATTTGTGGAGGTTT